GATACTAACGAGGGTCAAGCTCTCCTCATAGATTTAAGAGTAGTGATATATCATAGTAGTATTCGCCAAGGTCAAGAATACTAAAACATACAAGAAACTATTAGCTGGCTGGAAGTTGCAGCTCGAAACAGGGGATAATAAAGCCTGGAAAAAATAAAAACTCTAGCTACTCTTAATAATTAAGTGTTTAAGAGTTACACTATAAACAAACTCTGGCGATGTTGTTGTTTTCAGACATTGTCTCCTTTGTTTGGCAAAGAGGGGAGGTATGGGAGTGCTTCCCCTCATAATTTGGAGGATAAATGGATATAATAAGCCTAGGAACAATAATTAAGCTCATGATAATGGCGTTATTCATACGCTTTTTATGGGAAATACAAAACCATGATTAAAGAAAGGACAATAAGATGATAAACAAAGAGGACGCTTTAAAGCTTAAAATAGACGATTTAAAGCTATTTTATTCTGGAACGATAGAAACTATGAAAAAGAAAGAAGAAAAGCTTGAAAGGGTAAATACGGAGCTTTTAGAGATATGTAAGGCTCAGAACATAACCTGTACAACCTTATACAACGAAATACAACGCCTAAAACACTCAGGTAACCCATTTAGGTGGATATATTCACTAATCAAAGGAGAATAACATGAAAAAAGACTACAACAAGCTAGCAGAAGCTTATGAGAAAGAACCAATGCCATATGTAGCAATATTAGGAACATTTATGAACTTGCTATACTTTGCAAAAGAGATATTAAAAAGAATAGGTAGCGATAATGATATCGACCCTGAAGAATATATCTCTTTAATTAATGAAGATAACCACAATGTTATTTCAGACGCAGAGTATGTAATTGCGCATCATAGGAAGAAGGAAGTTAAAAAAGCTATGGATGAGCAAGTAAAGACATACGCAGGTGGCATATTTCAAGAATCTAGAGAGTTCATGAAGAAAATGAGAGAAACAGGCAATGAAGATATAGCAGAGCAGTTATTAGATGTATTCCAAAAGAATAAAGGACATATGACAGCTGAAGACATCTTCAATATCATGGACGAAGTAAAAGATGCAGTCGAAGACGAAGACATAGAAAAGATGGTAGATAAAGACTTTAAAACTATCTGGCCAGACACCGACGTAAAAAACTAACCTTATAGCAGGTAGTTCTACACCCTACCAATTCCGCAATTAATCCGAGTAGCGTGCATAGCACAGAGCTACCTGCTATCCATTACCGAAGAGAATACACAAAATACACACAAAGGAGACACTATGAATGTGACAGAATCATTATTAATGATGGCACTAGGATTTGTAGTTATACCTGTATCTGTAGAAACAAGTATATGTATGAATCCTAAAGTAGACCAAATAGGAGCAGTATGTCAATGGAGAGAAGACACATGGGAAAGAAAGTTCCATAAACCTTCCTTAACATACTATATGGCTCTTAAAAAGGTCGATAAAACAGACAATTTTATTGAGAGTAATATGAGAGTAAGATATCATAAGAAACTCGATAAGAAACTAGAACAATGGACCTCTAATCCTCAAGAAAGAAGATTGGAGTACTTAAAACAAATAAAGAAAGGAGCTAACGATGGCACCAGCAAGAGCAACAGAGACATTTAACCTATCATCATTCATGACAGGTAACGTATTAACACAAGCGAGCGTAGGAGATTATTCTACAGTAGCAGATATACTATCATCACAAAATATCCAAATGGATACAGTGAACATAGATATCTATGATGCTAGTGGTAATTCAAAGCCAGGTATGGCTAATACAACTATCGCAGCAGGCGATACTGTACAGATTTTGCGTAAAAGCAATAAATCTGGTTAACGATAACCATCGGGGGGCGAGGTATTCCAACTTTGCCCCTCATTAAACCATGAAAGGACACAAAATGTTAAATAAATTAGCACAATTTATATCATCAGTAAGAACAATATATCTTAATGCAGCAGCAGATGAAGATACGCCTTACAATGAAGAAGTACCATCTCCTAAAGAATTAGCTGAACAATTCGAACTTATAAACAATTTCGATAACATAACAGTTCTAGGAGAGGAATTGAATCCAATCTCCGAAAGAAGATTAGACAAAAGGCATGAGTACACTAAATATCCTACAGTAATGATACAAATAGATAATGTAGAGCAAGGCAGCACAAGAAAAACAAACCTTGGGACATATTATCTTGGTCTTTATTGTACAGGATGGGCAGGATTCACATTTCAATTCTATGTAAAACATAAAGATTGGTTAACTGCATATACTCAAGAAGATATAAAGACAGAGCCATTTAATACTCTTGAAGAAGGGTATTCTTATGGTTTTGCATATCATCCTCATATTCAAAATGGAAGTGCATGTATGGGAAACTTTGAAGCTCCAATAAAGGCTGCTTTAAATAGTCTCAACTTTATAGGTGGAATAGCACAGATAAAGCATTATATCAACAGCTGGAATGTAAATAGTCAGTTTACAAGATTGACATATTTTAAGCCAAAGGTAAGATATAAGCTTAATCTTCCTGTGCATAGGTTAAATAACGAAGAAAAGACTAAATATATAAATAGGCTAGGTGAGCTAGATATATTCAATCCTAGAAGTAGTTATATAGACTTATTAAAATATGCAGACTACGATAAAAATGAGTCAACAAGATATTGTGCAGCAGAGGACCACGCTACTGATTATACAAGATACAAATGGAAAGATGTAGATGAGGTTTTAGCATCTCTTCCTGATAAAGAAGAAAAGAAGGTAGGTGATAACTTTATACGAACTATTGAAGCAAGTATTAAAGTTCCTGAGCCTAAAATATCTTTATCTCAACCGTATAATCGTATGGCGAGTAATGCATACGAGTGGTCAGTAGCTATTGTTGATTTGATGATACGATACAATGTAAGTGAAGAAGAAGCGATGGAAATCATGAGAGCTATACTCTATAAGCACAATGTAGAGAATAGTAACGAAGCTTTATGTAATTTCTTAGTAAAAGATAAAAAAGCTAAGGAACTAAGAGGAGCATTTAGAGTTATAAAAAATAACTATCATGATAATACAAGATATGGTATGGGACAGCATGTCATAGGAATAGATACAGTAGATAGCATTACTATTCTGAATGGTTCCAATCCAGATAATGAAGATTTTCAAGTGTCTTTAAGGAGCATGCTAAAGATATTTGAAAAGAAATGGATAGATATCTCATCTTCAAATGATAATAAGCGTATATCCTGGGTATATCAAAATTCTACTAACTGTTTTGTTGAAGGAACAACAGGATTGTATAGAACTAAAATGATAGAAGATAGATTCGAAGAACCCAGTCTAGATAAATTATTATCAAAACCATCGCTAGAAGTGAACGAAGAAGAAGTAATAGAAGAAATGACAAAAACAGTAGACATGATGCATAAAGGAATAAATATACTTTTAATGCACCAGTGTGAAGCGAACATTAAACTATTAAATAAAGAAAGGAAGAAACATGAAACTAAGCTTAAGAATCTCAGAGAAAGCATACCAGCAAATCAACTTGCTTTTGGACCACTTTTCGAAGGTAGAGTGGAGCGGTCCAGCGTTCTTCAAGAAGATAGAACCGAATGAGTTAGGTTGGTCTGATGAATGGGAATTGGTCGATTTCTGGCCAATAGATGTAGGAACCCACGGTTCAACAGAGTGGGATGGTAAAACATTCATTAAAGAATCAAAGAAAGTGTATAAACAACATCCTGAATTGCAGAAATGCTTTATGGGCAACATACACAGTCACCATACTATGGGTGCATTCTTTAGTGGAACTGATGTAGAACATTTAGAAGAAGCAGCTAACCAAGTAGGATACCCTTCATTGGTAGTTGCATCAGCTAAAGACTTGTTTGCATTTGCAATATCTTATATAGATAACTTCGGAAATACACATGTGTTTGAAGCAGATAAGAAATCAATAGATGTAGACAAACCAATGGAAGTTGATGCTGCATTCTTAAAACAAGTCAAAAAGATAAAAGCTAAAGCTAAGCGTAGACCTAAAACAGTAATAGGATACAACTATCACGGTCAAAATAGCTTATTTGGTCTTGCTAATTCCAACAAGAAAAGCAAAGGCAAAAATAAGAAAAAAGATGTCGCAACATTCATTGATTGGGATGGTGCAGAATATGAAGACCCTGATGGTTTAGCTGATGGTATGAATTATGGAGGATATATACATGGCAAAAAATAGATACCTTCGTAATAAAGACCTCATCTCACAGAAGAGGTTAACAGATGTGTCTATCATAGGTGCTGGTGGCGTGGGCTCTGCTCTCGTCATCGGTGCTGCTATGATGGGCTTTAAAAGGATACATGTATGGGACTTTGATACATTAGAGGACCATAACCTTAGTACTACAATGTATCCTGAAACATGCTTAGGGCTAAGTAAAGTAGACGCAGCTCAAGAAATGGGACTATTATTTAATAAAGAAGTTAAAGTAATACCTCATAATGTAGCTTGGGATGAAAGCTGTGAATTAAAAGATGTAGTATTCATGGCACCAGATAATATGGAAATTAGATTCAGAGTTCATAATAGCTGGAAGAAGAAACCTACTAGAAAAGCACTAATAGACATGCGAATGGGAGCTTTAACATCAGAAGTAATAACTGTTGATAAACATAACGATTCGTTCATGTCTACATGGAAACCAAGTGACCAAATAGCAGACGAACCATGTACTGCAAAACATACTATATTTACAGCAATGAATGTCTCGTCGGTAGGACTAGCACAGGCATTTAATTTGTTGCATAATATGCCTTATTTTCAGTATATTTGGACATCGTTAGCACCCGTATCTTTTAGAAAAGAACGGTTAATTCTAAATCAAAACAAGGAACAAAATGATAAAGAAAGAGAAGCGAAAAGCCATCTCTATGAATCCCGCGTCCCTTCTAATTTACGGACCACCTAAGGTCGGTAAAACAACAATGTTAAGTCAATTAGATGATTGCTTAATAATTGATACAGAGAAGGGTACCAGGATGATAGAGGGGTACATTCAAGAAGTAAATAGCAGACAAGAGTTAATCAAAACTCTTAAAGATGCTATTGATGGCCACGAGTTTAAGTATGTAGCAATAGACACAATAGATAAAGTCGTATCATGGGCAGAGCAACAAGTCTGTAACGACCACGATGTTGAGTCTATTGCTGACTTAAGCTTTGGTAAAGGATATGGCTTAACTAGAGATAAAGTAATGAATACTATAACAGCCTTTAAGGAAGTATTCGAACATATTATCATAGTAGGCCATAGAAAAGTAGCAAGAGCAATCGTAGATGGAAAAGCTATAGTAGAACCTGAGAGTTTAGATATCACAGGTAAACTTAGAAACATGATTATGTCAGACTGCGATGCAATCGGCTATGTTTTCAGAGATGAAGATGAAAAGCTACAAGTTTCATTTAAAGCAAGTGAAGCTGTTGAAGCTGGAAGTCGTTGTCCTCATCTAAAAGGACAAGTAATTAACTTTGACTGGAACCTAATATACAAGAAGGAGAAGTAATGGCAATATATAGACCAAATATGGAGGAATCAAAGGATGTAAAAACAAGTAATCCTTTAGATTTCCAAGGAGTAAAGAACGTAACAATCGAAAAATTCGAAGATAAATCTACGCTATTTGATTGGTGTGATATACTCCTTGAGTTCTATGTTAAAATACCAATAAGTAAATACCCTGACAAAGGAAGTCTAATAGTAACATTTGATAAAGACTCCGATGGCAAATTAATCCAAGGTTCAGTAAAGAACGGAAGGGCTCTTAAGAAGCTATATACGTTCTTAGATACTATTGGATGTAAAGCAGGAGTAGATGTTTATGGTAATTGGGAAGATGGAAGTGGCGATAGGATTGACGATATAGAGCATTATCTGAATAGTAATCATACAACTGATGATGAATACTATGCATATATCTATAAAGAAGCTCCTAAGCAACCAGGTGGTAAAGCATATACTAAAGTACATCATAAGATGTATAAATGTATGTCAGGAAACGATAAAAAGCTACAAGATGATATCGACTGGCTAAAGAAAAATAACTACCTAAAAGAGGCTAAACCAGACTACAGCTCCACCCCTAATGGAGATGAGAGAATGGAAGATTTACCATTCGAAGGTATAGGAAACCTCTAGAGTGCAATATGTGGAAATAGCGATAGGCCATCCTCGTCACAGAGGAAGGCTTATTGCTAAGTCCGATTTAATAAAGTACTTAAAACCTGAAATACCACTATTTAGGTCTGTATACTTATATGATAAGAATGCAGTTGAATATTCAGAAGAATATGGTGGTTTAAAGAACTATTTTGGTGAAAGAAGTATAGATAACGTAATACTAGATATAGATAAGGGCGATAATAGCAATGAGCTAACTTTAGATAAAGTACGAGAAGTATTAGGTACTTTACAAGATGAAGGGCTAAACGGAAAGAATCTCCAAACTTATTTTAGTGGTTCAGGTTATCATATATCAATACCAAATAGCGTCTTTGAGTTTCAACCTAGTGACAGTATACAATACATTGTAAAAAGTACACTTAAAAAGTTGTTACCACAAATTGACCATTCAATATACATGAGAACTGGAATATATAGAGTGCAGCATACAATAAACAAGAAAACAAATCTATATAAAGTACCATTAGAGTATCGTGAGGTATTTAAATTAAAACCTAAAGATATAATGGAACTAGCCAGTGGACCAAGAATAGATTATCCATACAGTGAATTAATGGGTGATGGTCAATTAAGCGAACATAAAATAGTTACTCAAGGCAGAGTCAAGAAAATGAATAGCACAGTAGAACCAAAGAATGTAGTACCTTGTGTTCAAACTATGCTAGAAAACGGACCTGTAGAAGGAGCTAGAAATCAAACATTACTCAGAATAGTGAGCCATTTCCATAGACATGGAATACCAAGTGAATTTGCTAAAGTAGCATTAAAGCATTGGAATAATAATAGCTTAGACGAAAATGAGTTAATAGAGAAGGTTGAATATGTTTATAATAGGGGTTATAAATATGGATGTAGAGATTCGATAATGTCAAAGTACTGCCAAACTAGATGTATATACTATCAAAGAAAAGACTATACTATAGATGTAATGAGTTCAGATGAGTTACAAGCTGACTTACATAGTAGATTAACAACAGACTTTTCAGGTAGATGTATACCTTTAGCGCAGATGCTTGGATTAGAGAATAACGAAACAATGATTTATCCAGGTGAGCTAGTAACTTTGTTTGGGCCCACAGGTAGTAGTAAAACTACACTAGCACAATGTATAGCGCTGGGTGTAGATTTTGCAAACGATGATATTAATCCTGATTGGCAAATGTCAACATTATTTCTATCATTAGAGCTATCAGCATGGTACATGCATAGAAGACACCTACAGATAGTATCAGGATTAGATAAAAATACAGTTACTGAGAACTATGAAGAACTGTATAATGAGCATAAACACAAACTAGGACATATAGCAATACAAACGGTATCTCCAACATTAGAACAGATACAAACAAAAATAAGAGAGCTACAACCGTCCATAGTAGTGTTAGATTATATTGATTTAATTGAAACTCCTAATACAGTAAGAGGAGAGTACGAGAAAATCAAATACATATCTCATAATTTATCTAATATGGCAGTAAATATGGATACAATCATAATCCAGATATCGCAAGTAAGTAGAGAATATAGTCGTAATGAAGTACTTGACTTGTATGCTGGAAAAGGTAGTGGTGCAATAGAAAATGCATCACGTAAAGTAATCGGCTTGAATGGCAAAGCTAATAGCTCACAGAAAGAAGTTAGTATGTTTAAGAATACTGATGGAGAACTCTTTGATGTTAAATTAGAATGGCAGCCAAGTTTTAGATTAAGGAGACCTGATGATACGAATATACAGTACGAGTAAAACAAAGATAATACAGTTATTTGGATTTGTGAAGTTTGGATATAAAACATACAGACAATATAAATCTAAAGGGTTTGCTATTGTATTTGGGATACTAAATACTGAAATGCAAATAGTTATAGCGAAAAGGAGTAGTTATGGCGAAAACAACGAAGAAGAAAAAGGTCCTAGAGCATTTGCTTAGAGGACTTACCTTATCGCCAATCGAGGCGTTCGAAAGGTACAAAACCATGAGATTATCTGCTATAATATTCAACCTAAAAGAGGAAGGATATAATATAGCTAACATTGGGAGTAAAGAATATGCAATCTACGAAATCCAAAAAGCGTCGGAATACGCAAAGGAAACGGAAGGTAGCTAGGAACTCTAATGGGTGGGAGAGGAAGTTTATGCCAAAGCTCCTCTCCCAACATGGGAACCACGCTAAAAAGATATTTCATCGATTGATGAAGAAATCGTCGACATTGAAGTCGTCATTAAAAAGAAGGAGTAAAGAGTATGAAGTCAAATTTGATATCTCGCTTACACAGATTAGGAACATGTTGTACAAATGCTATGGTAAAAAATGTAGATATTGTGGTGTTTGTCTTGATGTTAGGAATATTGTTTGCGACCATATACACCCACTCAGTATGGGAGGCGATTCCACAACAAGAAATCTCCAAATGATATGCAAAAGCTGTAATACAAAGAAAGGTCCGCTTACGCATAACATGTATTTCAAACTATTAAAATGGTTAACTAAACAACAAGAAGAACTAAAGAAATATGTACTCAGAAAATTGGCAAAAGGGGATGTATTTAAATAAAACTAGGGGTTATCCGGGGAGCTCTTGTCCTTTCTGCTCCCCGCCTAGTTAAGGAGACAAAATGGTTATAAAATGTGAGAACTGCAATAATAGAATTGCAGCAGGAACTTTAGATTGTAGTTACAGATGTAATAACTGTGGATATCAATCTACATGAGATACAACATTAACACCTCAGGTTGAGGTAAAAGCTAAAAAACTAAGGAAATATATGGAAGACACATCAATAGAAGGAATGAGTAGTAGTTATATAAAAAGAATCAACCACGAGAAATTTAGTACAATAATAAAAAGGAAGGAAACAGTAGAAAATAAAATAAGAAAGCACTTTAGAAAGGAGTCAAAATGAAAGAAGAAGATGATAAAGTATCATCAGTTTACTATGATAACGACTTTGCGAAGATACAAAAGTTAAGCAAAAGAGTAGATAAGCTAGAATTGATGCAAATGGAACTAAAAGCAGAGAGAGAAATAAGAAAAAAAGCAGAGAATCATATAGTAGAATTAGTGAAGATGATAAAGGAGGGAAAATGATATCTAAAATATATAGTAGTAATAAAATACTATTTAAATCTGGCAGCAGAAAAGGAAAATCAAGAAATGAATTAGCCTTGATGGTGCAGATGAGAAAAGATAAGAAACATAGAAATCCTAAATTTATCAAGTTCTTAAAAGATGAAATAAGGAGAGAGAAAAAATGGAGAAAATAAAACAATACATCTCTGAATATACTCCTAATATTGAAAGAAATGATGGTGATGAGCGTTGGTATAGAATAGTAAACGAAACTGACTGGCTGCCATCTGTAACTACAATGATAGGAAGCGTATTAAACAAAGGCAAAGGCTTTGAGCAGTGGTTAGGCAACAGCCTAAACTACGACACAGCATGTGAAAAAAGAGACGAAGCAGCGAGAATAGGAACATTAGTACACTCGTTATGCGAAAGGTTAATGCTAGGCGAAGCGATAACCGGGCACAAGGATGAAAGAGTTGTAAAGAGATTAATGAGTTTTGTAGAATGGTTTAAAATTCATAATCCAAAAATAATAGCTCTAGAAATGAAACTTGTTCACAAAGATATACCGTACTCTGGTACACCAGATATTGTATGTATGATTGATGATAAAATACATATGGTAGACATTAAAACTGGAGCACCATACACTTCACATGAACTTCAGCTTACTTGCTATAAAGCTTTATGGGATGCTAATTTTCCAGAATACCCTATAGATATAATGGGTGGTCTATACTTAAAAGATAGTTGGATATCAAAGGTCGAACCAATCTATAAAAAGTATAAATACGTGCCAGACGTAGTAAATAACGTATATAACCTATGGTTATGGCAGAATGGTGGTAAACCTAGGCCAAAAGGAAAAAAGCCTTTAAAGACCTATTTTAAGCTTAAAGGAGTAGAAGATGAAGGAAAAATACGAATGTCCGAGCTGTAAAAGGATAAATAAGATGAATGAGGAGATGGACAAAGCAATGAAGAGATTCAATATGCTTATTAAAAAAGAAACCTTCAAGGCTCGAGGTAAATGATAAGAGGCATCAAAAGCAGAACCATAGGTAAATGCGAAATGTGTAAGACCTCTTATTATAAACCTATCTGGTTTTATAATTGGGAAGCAATGCTAACAGATGCTAAATTATCTATATGTTCTAAGTGCGCTAAACGTGAATCAGGTAAAAATAAGAAATTTAAAGAAACTACAGAAAAATGGAAAAAGGAGTATAATAAATGAAAAACATGTACGATTACAGCGATGCTGTAAGGAGAATGAGGGATTTCTTCCAAGAAAAGAAAGAATTTATTGAAGTCCCAGCTCAAAGTAGACAAAGTATCTTAGCAGCTTGCGAAGACCCTGCTACTATATCACAATATATATTTAGTGGTATAAACTGGCCATTACCTCAAACAGGGCAAATGTGGTTAGAAAGAGAGTTGTTAGAAAATTCAGGCGCACCAGGAGTTTTCTGTATTACAACATCATACAGAAACGAACCTAATCCAGTAGAGGGAAGGCATGATAAGATATTTCCTATGTTTGAATTTGAATCACATGGAAACATGGATGATATGATTAGATTAGAAAAAGAGCTACTACATCACTTAGGATTTAATATTACTGAAGAGCTAGTTATGGTTGATTTTCCTGAAATAACTTACGATGATGCATCTAACAAGTATGGAGTTGAGCTTTTAGATTATAAAGAAGAAGAAATGCTATGCGATGACTCTATCTATGGAGATTGTGTATTTTTAAAAGACTTTCCATTAAGAACTCATCCTTTTTGGAATATGAAACATAAAGGAAATGGTATATATAGCAAAGTAGATGTTATTATGCATGGCATGGAAACTATTGGAAGTGCTGAAAGAGCTACAGATGTCCAAGAGATGAGAGACCAATTCCACAATATATCAGATGGAGAATATGCTAATTTACTTTACAACCACTTTGGAAAGAAAAGAGTAGAAGAAGAACTAGAAGAATACCTAGCACTAGATATGTTTGAAAGATTTGGTGGTGGTATAGGTGTTACTCGTATGGTTTCTGCTCTTAATAATGAAGGGATACTATAATGGCAAAAGGTAAAAGCTATAAACCTACTAGAAGAGAGACGCAACAAACGATAGCAATAATAATACGCAAGTTACAACACCTGGAAGAAACCCAGAATGGAGGACTGCATATGCTACAGCATTACATAGAAATGAAAGGCGATACAGAAGAATATAAAAAGTATTTAGATGATGTTTTAGGTAGCGAGGACAAAGAGCCATCAAAAGAAGAAAATACAGAATCTAAATAACTGTAATTTATTCATCTTCTTTCTTAGTTTCGAATCTGTGTTTGTGGTAAGTATCGCAATATAGAGGGCAGTAATATTTGTTCTCTTGGATATCTTCAAATATATTTAATGTAATAAATAGAAGTGAGCCAACAATAAAGTTTATTATGGTATCATTTAGTATTGCTTGTATATCCCAATTAATCATCTTTATTCTTATTAGTTGCCATTCTTTGCAATTGGATTAATGGTATACCAGCCATTTTTTCCATAACCCTAATAGGATTATCAATTAAGTTTCCATTAGCATAAGGGCTAACATCTCTTATCATTCTTCCGAATGGGAACATTGTGTATATATAGTAGTTAGATAGCTTGGTATAATCGTCTTCTATATAAGCAGATAAGCCAGCTGCTGGCAATCTCATAATAGGAGGAGTTATCATCTGTAAGGGGGCTACATTTGATGGCCATGTGCCAAAGAATGCTCTATCTCTTTCTCTCTCATTGCCAAATAACCAATCAGCTGTATCTTGTAACCAGTTCCATGGAGCAGGTAGAGCTGTTTCAAATAATGAATACTGGAACATATTAGCTAAAGCAAAAACCATTAGGTCTATTTGAGCAGTCCTAATAAACTTCTTGTGTATTTCAGTGCCTTCTTTTAAACCTTTGATTCTAGCTTCTCTTAATATATCATTCCTAAATCTAACAGCATTCCAAGACCATAATTGAAAACGAGTCATAACTTTACCTAATGCTGTTCTAGCAAAAGCTGGTCTAAATGGAGCAGAGTACAAGAACTGAGTAGCTTTAACACCACTTTTTGCTTGCTCAATTAAGAATGGGTGGGTAGGGTCTTTAATAGCCCCTCCAAACCTTTCCCAAGCTTTAATATAATGAGCCATAAAAGAATCTCTTCTAAGAGCCTTTTCTGGTATAGACATAAACGCTGCTGCTTTCTGCATAATAGC